CACTTACGTCTGCACCTAAAGCAAGCATTAATCCTGAACCTGCACAAGCAATGATTCTTCTAGAACCTGCTGCGATAGAGTCAGAACCAGAACCAACAACACCTGTACCTGCGTTGAATTGAGTAACTGCTGTAGTAACAGGAAGTCTCTCAAGTCTGATGAAGTTGAATCCCATAAAAGTATTTACTTCACCATTAACAAGTGCTTTTACGTTGTTGAAGTCTGCGCTTACTAGCTCAGTTTCACCAAGTAGGTTGTCGATTTGCTCAGCTTGACAGATGATATAAAGTGGTTCCATATCAATTTCAGACTGGCTAAATTTCTTCTTGATCGCACGAAGTGTACGAACATTTAAACCAGAAGAAGCAGAACCGTTGAAAGCACCGATCTTTTGGCTGTTTGGTAGGATTACAGGAGTTGTGCCTTCTTTTCCAGAATAAGCAGTTCCTAAAGCACCACCAATGATAATATCGTCAATCTTACGGCCAAAAGCCATTTGAGCGGCCATAGCGTATTGAGATTGAGGGTCGTGGATAAGTCTTAGCTTATCTTCTTTATCAACTAGGTCAGCCCATGCGTAATCTGACATAGTGATACGTCTACGACCATGAATTACTTGAGTAAACTCTGTGTCTGAATGACGTCCAGTTTTCTCATAAACTTCAGTTGGTGCGTAGTTGTCGTAGAATCCTACTTCTCCGTTAAGAGTTTCAGTTCTAACAAGGCCTCTTAAACGAGACGATTTTTGTTGAGCAAGGTGCCATACGTTTGAACTAAACTGTTTGACCATATGCTCGGTGATAAATTGTGACATAATTTCTCTCCGTAAAATTAGTTAATAATGTTAGCTTGTTTTCGATATGATTGTCCCTTGACGGGGTCTATCTAGGCGGCACACTACGAGGGGTCTTTTGCAAGATTGTCCGGTACTACCATAGTACCAATTCTAGTTCGAGATTTGGGGGCGTGTCAAGCCCCCTATAGAATTATTTTTTTGTCGGGTATGCCATTTGGAAGAGTTTATTAACTTCCTGAACCGTTCTGTTGTGGTCAGGGTGCATACTGTTGTAGTACGGCCCATTAAAATCACCCTGAATCTCATTGATTCTTTTCTGTGCTTGGTCAGGAGACATAGCATAAGCCGGTGTACTTTCGGCATTGAACTTATCTTCCTTAAAGAAAGACTCGCCAATCTTAGCAAAAGCCTTAACAAGCTGAGGGTCGTTTCCTAAACCAGACTCGTCAAGATACTTCTGGAAGTCTTGACCGCCAAACTCAAGTACAGCTAACTTAGCCTTACGTACGTTCTGTTGGAAAGCCTCGCCCCATTCTTGCTGTAGGGATTCGATAGCTTCCTGTACAGAAGTCTGCTGACTTTGCTCTAAAGCTTGCGCCTGCTCTGCCGTATAGTCGTTAAGAAAACTAAACAATGCAGATGCCTGCTCAGGAAGTAGATTATTTTGGTAAGCCATCTCTTTAAACTTATTTACTAAGTCGTCTCCAAAAACTTTGTTTTCTGGAAGTCGAACTTCGTATTTCTCAAATTCTGTAGGAAGTCCTAGCTTTCCATAGAACTGCATCCATTCTTCTTTAGTTGAGTTCTTATTAGGGATAACAACCTTATCAGCACCCATCTTTCTCTGCGCATGTACATACGACTTTAGCAATGAAGGTACGTCCTTAATAGCTTTAAGCGAAGGGTCTTGTAAAAGATCAGGCTCTACCTCAAGTCCTTTAGCCCATTCAGGCCCAGTAAACTCAGGTGTACCTGTTCCTTCTACAGGAGGTGTTGCAGGTGCGCCGGTATTAACGATGGGCTCGGCTGCTCCGCCCATTAAAGAATCACTCATCTAAGTCCCCTTTTTCAATTTCTTGAATATACTTATTAATATCATCCTCAGACAACGCCAAGGTTTTTAAAATTCTCAAAAGGATTGCCCTTGAGCCCTCGTTAAAATAAGTCTCATGTGGGTCACGTCCAATCACTGACTGAGTAAAGTTACAACATTTCATTAAGTCTTTTAGAACTATCTTTCCATCAGAGCTTTCAAATACTCTTTTGTAGGCGATAGTCACCTCTTTAAATTTGTTCCCAAACATTTGTTCCCCTTATCTAGGCTGAGAGTTCGCTAACTTCTGCTCTGTATCAGCCTGTACGTTTTCTTGTTGTGCTTGCACCATAGCTTGCTCTTGTTGCGCACGAGCCTCACGAACTTTGCTAACTTCTTCTGGGTCATTCAGCATATCCTCCGCCAATCCAAAAATGTGCGCATGGTATCTTAGTACCATATCAGCATTTAAGTTATCAAACATTTGTGGAGCCATCTGCGCTACAGGTGCGACAGATTGGATAACTCTAGTTAGAGTATCTGCCTCACTAGCTCTCTGTGCTTTAGAGATTTGAGATACGTAAACAATATCTAAGTTAAGCATTATATCAAAGACTCTATCTACGATAGGTCTAAGAAGTTCTGTATTAAGACGACCTAAAATAGGCCCCATTGTCCTAAGCTTTTCCTCTGTCCTCTGCATTACTTCTGTGGCCGTCATCTGCGGCCCATCTTGAAGCTGTAGCTGATCTATGAAGAACGCTTGACGAATACGCATACGAGCCTGCTCAACCATCTCATGATTAATCTCCATGCGTGTTGCCGACTGTAGGTACTCTATCTTATCTTTTGACCCTGCTCTGTAGATATTAGTCCCACCCGGAGTCATCTTCAAAGGAAGAAGGAATCCGTTATCTGGAACCATCATAGGAGGGTCTGCCGCTTTTTGTGCCGCCCTAATCATAGTCTGCATCATCTTGTTCAGCATCTTAATATCTGGTAGGGCTTTCATGCCCGGACAGCGTCCGTATTTTTCTCCAGATATTTTTGTCCATCTAGGTACAGCGTATGGATTTGAATTGAACTTACCCTCTCTTAGAAGGTAGGCTTTATCTTTTAAAACATGGTAGGAAGCAAACCTTCCATTCTTGTCGCCATAAACAGGCTCAACACCATGAACGATAGTTACTTTTCTAGTATCATCTTTCTGATATGACTGACGTAAATCAAAATCAATCAGCGCATCCTCACCAAATTCTTGTACTAACTGGCGAAGGCTAAACTCATATTCTCTATAAACAGTATCTACAATACCCTTGTTATTTTCTTCAATGTAATGCTCGTAAATCGGACGAGCAAAGAAACGTACAACCGTTTCCTCATCTTCCTCAATACGCATAGGAGCAGTACCAATACCACCAAGGTCAAGGTACACTTCGTGAATCTCAGTCTGGAAGTTAGAGTTGTTCATTACACGAATCATTCTCTTAACAGCATCCTGCATCCACTGACGTGCTTCCTTATTTCCATCAATGTCTTTGTCGCCTGTAGCGAAGTCGAACCAAATAGAAGAAGGGTTAGTAAGCATCGAGTGAAGTGCAGAGGCAAGCAATTCATTTGCATGAATGGACGTTCCATCGTAAAGACGATTGTGCTTATCTTCCCCTACTGTAGGGTATCCATATACATCGTCCTTCTGAGGAATAATATATTGTGCAAGTGTTTCCCAGTAAGAGTCCCAATTGTTTCTCTCACTTTTAAGTCTTGCGTATTTTTTAATGACCTCTTTGGCTTTAGAAGAATCATCCGGTAATTGAGAAATATACATAATTATCCACCAAGTAAGCTACGTGTTTGTGGTGTCGATGTAAGTATCGACCCTCTATCTGCTATCGCCTGAGAAGCTGCTGAACCTTGTCCTAAGAGAGTTCCGCCTTCTGCCCTGCGCTTTCTATATTGCTGTGCTACTAGATTACTTTGCTTGAGTTCGTTGTCAAGCTTAGCTTGTCCTTGCATAGCCTTATAGTTTTGCTGTTGCTGATTAGCAGAATACATACTATACCCTGCTGACGCTACTGACATAATGGCCATCATTGTAAACGGGTCTATAGTTAATCTCCTAGTTCATTGTAATCGGATATACTAATCCGCTCATAATCTCTGATATTAAACTTATTCTCCGGTAACTGCAAGTCTAATCCCATCATTCTAAACGCATCCGCTCCGTTTGATGCCCAGTTGTGCAAAGGAGAGTCTAAGAATATCTGATTCTTTGAGTCATATTTTCTCTGATAGTTCTTCAAAGCGTCAAGTCCTCTTTTACAATTTGTTGAGTGAAACCAGATATTTTTTTGCAGGAGAATCCTAACAGCGTTAATTCCATCTGCAACTGACTGTCTGGGTATAATGTCGGTTCTAATACCGTAGTCAAATAAAGTCTCCTGTCTTGAGCGTCCAGTACCGAGTTCTCTAGCTGCACCGTCGTGAGGGATTCCATGACGCTCGTATATGTAAGGCCTGTTCTGTATTTCTTTTGCATACCATTCCAACCCCACTCCACCGTTTTCGATGTAGTCTATAACACGTATCTCGGAGCCCACCCGTTGAACAAACCAGATAGCAGTAGTATCTGAGATACCCAAGTCCCAATAAGTAGAGACAGAGCAAGTAGGGTCATAATTAAAATCAATGATTCTACCCTTCTTCTCAAGCTCATTAATGTATTTACCATAATACGCTCCTATCAAAGCGGCGGAGAATGAACACTCGTATTCCTGTTCGTATTCCTCCTCACTCATAGTCATCTTAGCTTCCGCTAATTCCTCGTCATCTAGAACGCCTGTCTCAGACGCCTTGTACATGGCAACGTACCAATTATCGCTGGCCACAGACGCACTCATAGCGTTCTGGTAAATATCCCAAAAGTGATTCTGACCCTTAGGTGTACCGATAAAGATTGCCCATCCCTTACGGTCTGAAAGCGCAGGACGGATAACCTGTCCCCAAATAATAGGGTCACACTGAGCGTACTCATCCAGAATAACTCCGTCTAGGTAGATACCCCTTAGTGAGTCTGGATTCTCTGCCCCTAATAACATAAAGCGAATCTTGTCGCCTTTGTCTGGTCTAGGTATATCAATACGTAGGTCTGCTTCGTTGGCCTTCGCCCCAGGAATTTTCCTACAAAAGTCTTTTAAATATTCCCATGCAACCCTCTTAGCTTGCCCGTATGTAGGAGCAATGTACGCATACTGAGGATTCTTTAACGGGTTGTTCAACCCTTGGTCGATCATCTCTGCAATAGAAAAAACAGTTTTGCCAAAACGACGATGACACACAATAACATTAAATCTTCGTAATCTACTGTGGAGTATCTGTTGGTAAGGACGTGGCCTATACCCAAGATCAATGACGTCTGTACCATGCGGTAAATCATTTAGCAGTACGCTAAAATCATCCTCCAAATCTTTGTATTTAAGTGTTCCCGAAATTGAACTCATTTTTTAGCTTTGCCTTTAGGCTTAGGTTCAGGTTTCGGTGGCTCCCCCATCATCTTCTTGAACTCCTCCAGACTCAGCATCACTAATTTGTTGTCCACTATCACCGGTATTTTTTTGCTCACCAACTACCTCAATTATTTCAGGCCTTGCACTCCTGTCTATCCCAGTAAAAACTATTATAGACGGTGCCACATTGGAGCCCGTATGTTCTATTTTGTTCCCATATGAAGCAGGGTCGCCCTTCTCCGCCGCCCACCTGTACTGATCTGCTTTAAACTTAGCCACCGCAACATTATCATCGTCCGATATACTTTCGGCAAGATCAATAACCTTATCGTGATAATACTCCGCCCTTTGTTTCCTTGCAAGTTTTATCTCTTCGTCGAAGGTAGGGTTCATCTTGCGCCAGTGTGCAATAACCGACAACGATGGATAGGTTGTGTCATCCGCAAGCTGCTTCATGGTCTTGCCTTCACGAATAGCTTGGCAAATGCGCAACCCCTGATCGAAATCAAAACGAAAGCGAGACAGGTCGCCAGTTTCCCTGCGGTTTAATACCTCGCCAGTCTCCAAACAGATAATTTCGTACTTCCCTGTTTCTTTGTTTAGTACGATTTCCGTATTAGCTTCGTTAAGTTTACGATGTGATAAGTTCATAATGTCCCCAGTTTATATAATACCAAACTTGTTTACAAGAAGTAAATAGTATGTTACTTGATTAAAATGGTCGGTTAATATTTGAAAAGTTGTCCCAGTTGGCGAGGTTACCATTCATGGGCCACGAAAAAAAATTTTTGGGGGGTGGGTACCCCGAAAAAAGTTGACAATAAGGTTCGTATATTCCTTGTTTTAAGGAACAAAAAAAGGCCGGTTCAATGACCGGCCTTATTACGTATCTATCAATTTAATTG